GTCGGGCAATTCTTTTCTAAAAATAAATTTAACTTTTCTTCTATGTTCATAGTTTCATTTTTTGGTTTTGTTGAAACATATATTGGAGTTTTACCCTGTCCTTTACTATCACTACCACCTCGTCCTGCGTCGTTTTGTGCAGCTCTTTTTCTACGAGTTGCGGATTCTTTTTCTTTCTTACTCATTCCAGCAGCTTTGGCTGCAGGTACACATTTTGCATAACCACTTTTTTCTCCAGAAGTTCCACATGGTGGGTGTTTGCCATCGACCTTTTTACCGATGTTTACCCATTTTTCTTTAAACCACTTATCTAAATCTTCATTCATTGGGTTATTATCAATACCACATTTGTGACATATGTACTTATCCTTTCCACCATCTGATATATCCCAACTATGTCCACAGTCGCATATAACTTTGCTACCTTCAACTTTTTCGTTTAATATATCTTTTAGTTTTGTCATTCAACTTATAAATATAAGATTATCCCAATAACCAATGTAAATTCTCTATATCCCCCTTACCAATATCCATTTCATATGGATTTTGTTTTAAATTTGAATTTTGAGTATATACACCTTCGTATTTTTTTACCTGCGAAGACCCCAACATTGCTTTTGTTAAATCAATTCCCTCTTGTTTCAATCTTAATGCGGTGTTTCTTACCCATAAACCAATACATAACGCCATTGTAAGGTCATCATTATATCCTTTCATTGCTTCTGCTCTACCTCCACTCCAAATAAACGTAAATAATTCCTCTATAAGACGAGATGAACGAATTAGAATTTCTTTTTCGTTTATATATGTATCCAATGCGGATATAATAAGTGGTCTTGTTTTAGATGTGGTTGAGAATCCAGCAACCATTTGTCTTTCATCTCTATAATATTTGTTAGACATTTGCTTTTCAACATCTACATACTTTAAATCGTTACTCATATAAAATAGGTTTTGATATTGCCTATCTATTATTTGTTGAATAGTTGCCCAACCAACATTTGAGTTTTCCACTACTAATAGTGCATTATTGTATTCCGTTGCCAATGCTGTTAGGAAGTTTCCAAAATCTTTTGTTTCTATTTTTCCTCTATATTCACCAACTTGCGAACAATCCTCAATATCTATAATTTGTGCAGTAGAATAATCCGAACCATCACCACGAGCAACGTCGGCTACAACCATATACTGTCTATTGTAGTTCGGATGTTCCCATATCCAAAGGTTTCCATCGAATCCTCTCTTTTCTACAGGATCCATAACATATGTATCTTTATACCACATTAATAATTGTGGGTCTATAACGGTATCTCCCGATCCAACGAAGTCACAATCGCATTCTTGCGATGCACCTTTTATACCCAAAATACGGGTTTGTTCATCTCTCCATTGTTGATTCCTTTCTGGGTGAACAGTCCAATGTAATTTTATAGTATTAAACCCATTTGAACCATTTTCACCTTCTACCCACATTTTATGGAACCAGTTACCAACACCATTCGGTGTAGATAATACAACGGCAGAACCACCCGTTGATAGGGTTGATTGTGCGGATAACCAAATCTCATCAATATCTCTAATGAATGCCGCTTCATCCACAACCAATAGGGATAGGGCTTCAGAACGACCTGCATCGGGTGAAGATGCGATTGCTTTTACTTGAGAACCATTTTTTAATTTAAGGGAAAGTTTATTATCTTCAACCGAACTATTACCACCATCTCTCAACCAAACAGGAAGTAAATCATGCATTACCCTCACTTTTTCTACAAGGTTCTTTGCTACTGTCACTTTTGTTGCGATAACCAATGCATTGAAGTCTTGGTTAAATAACATTTTCCAAAGTATAAAACCGGCTGAAAGCGTTGATAGTCCAAGCTGTCTACTTTTAAGAATAATATTAAAACGATTATCTTTGAAGTCGGTTAAACATCCTTCCTGAAAAGGATAAAGGTGAAAGGGAATTTTTCCTCTCACCGGATGCTGAATTACACAATATTTTTTCATAAAGTAAATGGGGTCTTGTCCACATTTACGATATTCTTCAGCGATTATTTCTTTAAGTGTTTTCTTTGGTTGTCCTTGAACTCCCATTACTTTTTCAATTTAATCTTCCAATACATACCGGCATTGATATATGGTGATAAATCGTTTTGTAAATTCAAAACACCTATATTTGCTTTATATAATTTATCTGATTTTGTTTTGTATAGAACCCCTGTTCCAACTCCTCTAAAAATTTCTGCCTTATCAAAAGTACCTTCAAATCCAAAATATAATTGCCTTTTTGCAGGTTCTTTTAAATATATTGTTTCGGTAATTAATCTTTCTTTTACATTTGCTTTAAATGTTCTATGTGCTATTTTATTTTGACTTATAGTATCTTGTATAAAAACAAATCCTAAACTATCATCCAATTTTAATGTATCTTTGTACACATTTTTAGCAAAATAATTTTTTATAATTGAAAGTGTATCAATTGACATTGGAATTTGTACATAAATCGTTGTATCGTGGTAAATATCTTTTCCAGGTCTATCTATGAATATTTTTTTAATTATTTCTAATGTATCAATCTCATGTTTAATAACTTGATATGGTTTTCCCCCAACTCTAACAATTCTTGTTTTCTCATTTTTACCTGCACATCCATTGTATCTACTGAATACCAGTATTGCCAACAATATTAGAATTATTATATTTCTTACATTTAGTAAAGATTTCATAATTATTTATTTTTTAATTAGTTCTGGTCGTTTTAGTTCTATAAATTTTTCTTCAAGTAATCTTTTTCTTTCTAATAAAAGTTCTATTGCTTCATATGAATTATCAATATCACTTTTCAAGTCTTTTCGTACTTGTTCAATATCCACTTGCCAATCCCAATTTTCAAGTCTACCATCTTCGGTTACGGTTTGAAAATTAGTTTTAAGTGATTTTAAACTATCTTCGCATTTTTGTTTAAAATCTCTTATAAATCCCAATTTATTTAATGTTATTTTATAATCTTCATAAAAATTAAAAACACCATCTGCTTTTAATTTTGTTTCAAATTTGGCCAAACAAGTTATACAATATCCAGTTTTAACTATTAACTTTTTATCGGCTTTACTATATTGCTTTGTTTCACAAGTTTCAGAATGACAAGTACTCATTTTTTGTAAAAACTGTCTAACATCATCCATTTGGCTTACTGATACTTTAAACCCATCCTTTTGTTCCCACTCTTTACCTTCGGAATCGGTCCATCTTTCACCTACTTCTCTTTTTGTAACATCTTCTGCTTTTTCATAACCAAAAACCCTTTGAGTATTGTCTTCTCTTCCAAATACCGTATCTATGATTAATTTACGGGATTTATGCATTCCTTTTGATTTATCATCAAAACTTTTTCTTTTTGCCATACTAATTTTTTTTTGTAACTAATTGTTTCCTAATATATATCAAAATTATTCGTAAAAAATACCAAGCAATTGATTGAGGGGTGCGAATGTGCCAGTTAGTTTATATGTTTTTCCATTATAAAAAAACACCAAACCTTCCGATGCAACTATTCTATTTATTCCACCCAACGAATTTAATCTTGCAAGTTCACTTTTGAATTTTGCTATTTTTGATGTATCTGTTGATGTTTTTATTTGCGATGCAACTTGTTTCAACTTATCTTTCATCGCTCTTATTGCTTTATTTGGATGAACAGTCAAAACACTACTAACAAACTCTAAAACATCTGCACCCACTCCCAAAAATATCTCTTCAAATGGTCGCATGTTATCCTTCTGTTGCTTTGGAACATTGACCTTATCATTATCCATTGCCCACTTTTGTATTTCTGGATTTGATATCGTATTCAATCTGAATGATTTATCTCCGAATGCCCATCTTCTTACTAATGCTTCTTTTGTTAATTTATCAACTTTTGCAGGCGATTTTGTATCTATAAAATTTTCCCACCAATGTTGATGATATACCGCCATAGTATCACTATCACCACATCCAAATTGATTTTGTAATTTAGAAAGTTTAGATACATATTTTCCTTTCTTTGAACTTAAATTTTCATTTTTTGGAATTTCCGTTACAGGAGGACCTTGTATAGTATACTTTGATTGTACATCTGCGTTTACTTGCTTAATCATTCCTGCTAATGTTCTTGCTGCACTTTGATCAGCACCTACTGCTACCCCACTTTCATCATAACAAGTTGTATTATGAAATATCAATAATGCTTGTCCGTATGGTATAACATTTACAGATTCTGGCCAAATTACCTCTATGTTCATAAAACACGTTCCTTCACCAAAAATCTTCTCTCTTTGCTTTTCGGATAATCCACTAATTGCAGCGGATAAATCTCTCATTGCAAAGTTATATGCATCCGTTAACCCACCTCTTCCTGCAAATTTTGATGCAACATCTTCAATGCCCATTGCATTTGCACCTGCGTTTGCTAAATGTCCTTTGTTCCTAGCTGCAATTAATCTTCCGTTTTTCCAGCTGATTGCCAATGCCTGTCCATCTGTTTTTTCTCTAACTACTCCCAAATCACCATCGAGTGCACGGGAAATAATATCTTTAAGTTGCCCAAATGTTAAATCCATATCATCAAATGGATGACTCATATGTCCATATGCACCACCTTCTAATAATAATTCTTCCTTTATAAATTTGGTTGGAGTAAATTCTACTCTAGGTAGATTATCAATTGAATATGTAACTACCCTCTCATCACCATCTTCATCTCCAAATATTGCATCGGCTTTTGGGAAATCCGTTTGAGTATATCCGCCATTTGCATACCAATCTTCACCTTTATCTGAATTTAATTTTCTTTTTTTTCCCTTTGCTATAAATGAACCATCTGGAATATCTGCCGTATTTGCTATTGCCACATTACTAACTTCTTTGAGTGCAGTTTGAATATTCAAATCCTTTTCCATTTGAGTAATCTCATCATAATCCATTGCACGTAATTCTTTAGCCACAGCTTGAGGATTTGCTGGTATATTTACTCTACCGAAAAGATATGCGTTTATTCTTTTTCTAAAAGTGGAGTTTCTATACAATTTCATTATATTTGCAAGATGTAAATCACCTCTGCCCATCTCATCTACTTTACGAAATGTAGTTGCCTGTTTTCCATTGATTGTTGGCATTCCATGTGGGTCTTGTCCAATATTTTTAACTTGTACTTTTTTGTTTTTAAATTTACCCATTAAAACGGTATCACCCTTATCAATATCTACATTAATATCTTCATTATAAATTTGTTTATTAATTCTACCATATTCTCTCATTAAGATTCCTGCTACAGCGTGTGCATTGTTTTCTATTGGAGAACCATCTGCACCATCTTTCATTGGATTTTTGACTAATCCTAATTCATCTTGCTTTCTATGAACCATCTCATGTGCAAGTGTTCTTAATATATCTGCAGTTAATCTGCCTTCCGTTGCAACATATATTTCTTTTGATATTGGATCAAATCCACCTAAACTGGTTTTTACTTCCGCGAATTCTCTACCACCAATTAAACTAATTTTTGGAGTTTCTTTTAATTTTAATCTTTTTGTTGCAAATTCTACAAAATGTTGAATAGATTGTTGTTTTGTTTCTGAAAGGTTTTCTCTTAACAAATCTGCAGCATCTTGCTTTGGTTTGTTCTTTTTATAATCTTGTATTGATTTTAATAATTGTTCATCGGATAGTTGATATGTTTCCATTTTTTCAACAACCTTTCTCATAAAGTTTACAATGAATTTATTGTTATCATCAATTTCCTCATTAATCATTTCCAAAATACCACCTGTAGCCGTTGATAGTGCTGCTCCACCACCTGCGGCTGAAAACGCACCTAACCCTAATGTTTCCAATGTAGCATGTTTGGCTATATCTTTACCCAAATGTGCAGCAAAACCGCCTACACCATGCGTAAATGCTCCTACTGCACCACTTCCCGCCGCACTCAATGCTCCCGCTGCACCCTTTCCTGCCATCACCGCTTTAACACCAGCAACACCCGCACCACCCAATGCCATCGAACCCAATAACAATGCGGAATCCAATGCAAAGTGTTTTATATGTTTTATTTGTTCTTTTCTTTTATCATCACTATATTCCCACTTTCCTGTTTCTTTATTTTTGGTAGAACCAATTTTTTGCCCAC